ACGAAATCAAAGATTTCTAGGGCTATACTGTCGCAACCACCAACAGTGTCAAACGTCCCCTGTGACAACCACATGACACAGGACCTTGCGGGGAAACTTTAAGGAGGCTTACCAGCCTAGGTGAGAGTTGATAACAAGATCAACCATCAACCTCATCACGACCGCGGTCTGCAGCATCAGTAACGCTGCAAGACTCGGGACGTGGCGTCTCAAGGCAAAGCCCGTAAGCCGCATTGGTTAAGCGGCAGCGGGCAATTTGCTGATAGACATTAGGGTCAGCCATAGGCAGAATTGCTTGAGCTGCCATGGATAACACGGCAACATGACCCTCCCGGGAGCGGTAACGCAGCCCGGAAGAGGTAAGATGGACGGACGCACTGTCAAAGAAACCGGTGGTGTCGAAAACGTAGACATGATCGACACACAAATAATCGGCAACCTGACGTGCTAACATAAGCTGAGCGCGAAGACACTCAGTAGCGAGCATTGAACTGTAAGAGCCGCGAGTAGGCATAGTGTGGAGCAGTCTGCGACTGATTACCAGTAACCACACGAGGAGGAAAAGAACGTACAAGGTAAGTACAATAGGCATCACGAAATCAAAGATTTCTAACTACCAGAGATTGCGCCTCCATTACTTAGCATCGAAATAGATGTCACCGTCGCGAGACACAGGATTACCGAAGAAGTCTGATACCTTACCGCCAAGCCAATTCCAGGCAGGCTTGATAAGAGGTTTAGCAAAACGGTAAGCCGTGCCGATGCCAGGAAGCATAGACAGAGTAGAGTCGAGCAGATCGCCCAACCAGCCCCAATCATTGTAGGCTGCAGGATACGCATGTGGCATCATGTTCCTGATGCGGTCGGCAGCATCAAGAGCCACCTGATCGTAAGTAGGCTCATGTCTGGTGAAATTAGCCAGCACAGATCCGGAGGTAGGTATGTACTGGATAACAGTACGGGTCTTAAGCTTCAAAGAAAACTTTGATGAAATGCCCTCCATCCAGACCACACCAGTGTTGAATCGCTCGGCAACGTCATCAGCAACGTTTAAGTTGTAGAAGTACTGGGAGGGACCATCCGCAACCTTATCGGCAGGAACAGGGTCCAAACACCCTCTATAGTACCACCTATTATAAACAGCTATAGGCTGCGGCTTCGGGGAGCAAAATGGATTGTCGCGAGATGAAGACAAAACGGGCATATAAAACCCGTCGACAGCACGAGCCTGGTAAGCCTGATGGTAAGTCTCGACGAGTGAGGAGGGGGCGCAGTTATCGCCTTCAAGCGGGAAAACATACTTAGGAGGACCGGAATAGTGAAGGCGTTTACCATTCACATTCTTTACGGTCTTATCAGCGTTAACCTCGACCGATTGTACAAAATCGTTGCCAACGGTTTGAGTTTGCAGAGATCCCTCAGCCAAATACTGGCAAGCGGTGACGAAGCCCTGCGTCTCTAGAGAGGGTGCAGTGTATATGCCAGTGAGACCGCGAGATAACAAGCGATAACACCGGGCCGCGGACAAATGCTTGTCAACGTTAGGCAAGTAAACGAAAGACTGTATGTACCCAGGGGAGTCGCCATTATTGAGGAGTTGACCCTCAGTAGTAAAAGCGCTCCAGTTGGGAAATCGCTGGACGAAATTGGGTATGCCGTCACTGAGAGTGAACGCTGTTGGAGTAGTGGCATAAAGACGCAACATCACCACATTGCGAAGCATAGGAAGGGCCAGAATGCAAAGAGTTATATCAGCCTTAGTCCAGGCATCTATTTTCGCGTAGGTGGCGGCATCCAACAGAACGGGCTTCTCACTGGAGTTGGAACCAGTGCAATAAATAGCCTCACGAGGTGGGAAGGAGATGTTAAATGTGTTGGTATAGTCAGCAATACAAGTAGTTACGGCAGAGCCGTCGGGAAAGCCAGTAACACTTGACGTAGACGGGCCCATAGGGTTAAGATACTGCCGCAACCATGCGAGACCAGCCGTAGTAATGGTAACCGGTCGCCTGGCCAAACTAGTAGCCACGCGTCGAGTAATGCGTGAAGGCTGAAGCGAGACGGTGCCAGTTAACGTAGAGGTGTTCTGCCTGCGACGGCGCGCTCGTCGTCGACGCGACGATCGCGGCGTGGCTGGCATAGAGCGTGAGCGCGAGGGGCGCTGTGTCAAATTGGGTTGTTGTTGTTGTTGATTCATAACAGATATAATTTCTATTAATCACGCGTAAAGAACAGACCGAAAATCGCCTAGCAAAGAGGTGCTCAATCCGTCCAGCTCAATGTCACGCTTGAGAAGAACATAGCGGCTGGGCACAAATGGAAGTGATAAGAGATACCTTTCATATTGACACTGCAAAGCAGGGGAGATGCCAGTGCGCGCAGCAAAAGCAGCACGCATTTCAGGGCTAGGCTCATGATACTCCGGTACGTATTTAAATGGGATGTGAACCATCCAGGGGGCAACTCTCCTAACGGCAACGGCGAGTCTGTTACGATTTCGCGGGTTAAGCAACTTAGACTCGACAACGTTCAAAATATGTCGACAGAACGCAGTGATGATGGGTGTGGAGGGGTTGAGGTTCATGACGCTCAAAGCCTTGGCAACTATAAGGTTGTTGGGTAACCCATCAGCGCAACAAACATGAATTTTAGAAAGCGTGCGCATAGGATCCGAGTACATGTTCAATGAACCACAACCATCGAGTAGATACATTCCACAAAATGAGCAATCATTTACATGGTCGTAGCGGTCGATCTTCAACATAAAGCCCAAGTCAGGGATAATTTCGAGCTCATCTCCAATAGGCACCGAACAACCGATGATACCGTCATCTCCCTCACAGAAGTAGGAGCAATCCTTGTCGTAGGTGACGAGCCAAGTGAGAAACGCGTTTAGGAGACCATTGCCCACAGAAGTGTGGGGGTCACCGCTACAGCGGGACCCTGGAAGAGAGTATGTGATGCCATACTCACTAAAGCCTGACGTCACCAAGGTAGAAACAAGGGTTTGCCAAAAGGTAGGATGAGAGAGAGGTGGGTAGACCAACGAAACCCACGAGTGCTCATATTGAGATATAACTTCGGCACTGATAGACAAATCGAAACGCGAATAATCAATTTCATAATAATTGGCCCAGCCCAGCAAACTAGACATCTTCAGACAGCGGGCAGGTATGTCACAACCCTTGATAAGGAACGGCAACGAAGACGCTTGGTGCTCGATTGCGGAAAAATACGGGCCAAGCGTGGCGAGAGTAGCGTCATTACGAGGTGAGATGTTTCGTGGATCAGAGCATTTAGCCATAGGTTCAACCTTAATGAAATTTCGAACCTTCGTGTGGGCTGTCTGCACGAGCATGCTGCCGTGCAACTTCTCGTAGGCAAGCCTCAATTCCTTTTGTCTTGTCTGAGGGTACCGCGACACCCATGAATCCAAGGTCAAAGGTGTCGTATCCTTTAAATGACTGTCTAGGACCACCGAATAAAAGACACCGGCGAGCTTCTGCAGTGGGCTGAGTTGTTGGTACTTGTTGCATAAATCGTAATAAGGACAGCAGCGACGATTCGATGAACGAGGAGGTGGCGGCGCTAGATAAAGTGTTAAGTATTCCGTCGATAGACCAGCTAAGGAGGCGTAATTGCGAAGCATTAAAGCGTTTTGATATAGCCTCTCCCACGTCTGGCTCAATAGCGTGGGTGATATCCTCACCTCCCACCGCGTGTGCATGGAAGAGAGTAGGTATTGACTCATCCTGCTCACACACCGACATGAAGAAATGAGGTCCGCACGAGACAGTCGGGTCGGGGCATAATGGGTAAGTGGTTCTCTTGGGATGATGAAAACTGTGCTCAGCGTGAGTGCGGGTGTTATCTCGCTGAGGTCTATTGGACTTGCGCCTTGTCTTGCCTTTGTTAGGCAATACTCGAGTACTTCGGCTCGCTTCCGACTCGACGGCGCCAGAGTTGGTATGAACGAGGTCGGACTGGTTGTCGAGTAATAAGTCACTCGACGTCTCAGTGGTGTCACCAAACGTGGATGAGGTGATGGTACTGGGCGGAGAACTCGAGTGACAAGACTCGAGATCATGTTTGTAACTGTTTTCGCTGGTACCCGCGGTAGACTGGCCAGGACTGGGGGCACCAGCAATCGTGGCCTCAGCACGAAATCGCTCCAGGTTAAACGTAGTGGGATTGCGCCCAAACATCTTCAATCGAAACGGAGACGTAACCATGTCATAGGTGGGCAGGTGAATAGATGCCCAGTTCCAGGGTGCTGACTTAGCGCCAAAGAATTTATGCAACGCGTTGACCACAAACGAAGTCAAAGCAAGGGGCATCATATGATTCACCTTTACCAGAACCCACGATAAACAATAAGCCGTCCACGAGGATGGAGCAGCGGACAAACGGGAAAAGCCAAACGTTTTGAGACTAGCTTCATCACACAAATGTATGATGAAGTCGAGCATGAGCGTGTCACGAGCGTCGGTGAAGCCGATAGCACGGCACCGATTCTGATAATAAGATCGCAAACTGTCGTAAAATTTATCATCGCGAGTGGCGCGGCAGAATGTGGCCGCGCAATAATCAGCAAGAGACCTGGGAACAGAAACTCCAAACACTTGATAGTGCGTGCTGTTAGCAGAATAACTAACAAAGCGCTTCTCATGAGGTGAGTAATAATGCATGTCTCCAACAGTAGACCGACGCAGGTTATTAGGGTCATCGCAAGAATAAGTACCAGCAACCGGGAACGCATAATACAACGTTGTGTCAAACAAGCGGCCAACGCGATAATAGCGAAACGCCCCGGTAGAGGAGACGACCACACCCTCACTGCTCCACGAATAATAAGGGTGAGGCCCATAAACAGGACCATCACGGACAGTGGAAGTGACGAGACCATCAGCCGTGCGAATGGTAGTCTCAGCTACGGACAAAGTGTCGGGTACGGCGTAGTCGTGATTTACTATGAAGGTAGGGCCGCTGACGATGGATGCCAATTGTTCTGGTGACATGTAGTAATCTGCATGGCTAATCAGGCAGGCGGGTATGTCGTAACGATCAGGACAAGCGGAAGGATGGCGATGACATGCGGCACCTCTGTCGCACCCCTCAGGGACAAACGAATTGTCCATAACGACCGGTGAACAACGATGAACCCGGTGGCCCAACTCCGACCATCGTGTCTGAGACGCAGAGACAAAACGGAGGCTGTGGAAGTAGCGCATCAACTGATCGAGACACCACGACTCAACAACACGACGTTGGAAATTTAAGCATGAATGCCCGCGTGAAGGAGGTGCCATGATGTCAGATGTGGCGCTCTCAAACTCGGCACGGAGATCAGAGATGGAATAGCCGCGGACCCGGTTGCGAACGCGAACAACCCTAACGCGACTTGAACACAGCACAGCAGAGAATACCCCAACAAGCAATACAATAACCGCCAGCTGACACCACATTATTTGATAATACATGTAAGCAGTAAAGGCGGTCTCAGCAACAGTGCGTAGACCCTCCCGCAATGTAACATTGACGATTTCCAGGCGGTCGAGCAACTCACCCACATGAGAGGTCGTGGACTCATACTGAGCCAATAACCAACTCAAAGGATGAACGACAGGCACAGATCGTGAAGCGACGCAATACCAGGGCACACGGTAGCGATAGACGCGAACGCCGGCGGCATAAGCGGCGACGCGATGTGCGTGAACAAACGAATTGTAAGCATCGGCAGCAGCATACTCATAACTACACATTGTGTCGAAGTCATCGACCAGGTCTTCTATCCAATATGATATTGGGGGAACCTGACTTATCAGACACAATAATAAGAAAACGACTACAGCAAGCTTGACCATGGTGTGGGATGACCTGCGGCCAATTACCAGTAACCACACAAAACCGATGCTAGGAAG